GGTTTTCATCGTGCCATGGGCTCGTTCATGCCGGCCATGAAGTCGGCTTTACCCTGATCTGCGTTGCCACCGGTCTTGATGATCTGCAGGGCCATGGTCAGGGCGTCTTTCACGTCCTTGGCGGGTTTCATCCCGGCTTCGGGTTGGCCGGGTTGTTCTGCGGCTTCAGCTTCCGGGGTGTCCAAGCCGACCATGAAAGTGCCGTCAGGGTTGCATTGGATGCAGACGGTAAATCCCGCTGGGGCCTCTTCAGGCATTGGGGCGGCTGGGGCTGGGGGTTGCATGTCCATTGGATTTCCTTGGTTTATTCCCGCCTGCCCGCGTTTGCTGAAGGGAGACTACAGACCGCGCTGACCTGCATCGGGAAGTGCAGCCCATGTTTTCAGGGTGTGACTGCTTGCCCCGCGCCGCGGTTGCCCTTCGTCGTAGCCTGGCGGCTGGATTGACACGGCTGGCAACCGTTCTCGGCGGGATGGATTCGCCCAACTGAGTCATGCGCCTCTTGCGTATAGCGTGCGCGTGTAGGCAGTCTCAGTGGGCTGAAATAGAAAATCCACCGGGTTTAATCGGTGGCTTTGTTGGCTAAGGTTGGCCGCTACGTGCTGCTTAGTCCGCGCCCTACTGAAAGGTTCTATGGCGGATACCCATTACGGATTCAGTTCTAACCTTAAGTCTGCTGACTGATCCGTTGGACGCCAGCGTGACCCAGCTTCTGCGCTACCCAACGTTTTTGCAACTCGGCCCAATCAACAGGCTTAAGGCTTAATCGAGCCGGTTTCGCGCTTTATGTGGTGCGCTGGAGTGTCCGGATTCCTGTATCGGCCAGAGGCCAAGAATGCGAAATTTTGAAGGCGACTCTGCTACTGAAGTTCTCCGCTGCCCTTTGGGCTTTGGCGTCGTTAGGCTGGTGCCATTGTGCGCGGTGCGACAGATTTAGCAATCTGTGCTGACCGCTGGGCGGGATTATATATGCTTGTTTTTGGTTTGCGTCAACACTTCAATCATTCTTTTTGCCGTATTTTGCCTGCAACCGTGCCAGCACCTGAAGTTCATCATTGCGCCGGTACTCTTCTCGCATGGCGTCTCCCTGCACGCGCCTTACCTCTTCTTCGTCCGTTTCTGGCCGGAAGTAGCTGATTTTAATCCTCGGAATGTCGTGGTCGTAGGTTGTGTCAAACTTGATTTGCGCGTTGCTTCGGAACTCTTCCGGAATTTCCTGCAGCTTATTCTGAAACCATGCGACACACTCATTCGCATTGACGGGGGGCCAATCTTTATCGAACTCCTCCACGGTCATGCTGATCAATTTTTCCTGCTTCATGCGCTTCCCCTTGTCTGTTGCAACTCTACTACTTCTGATGCACAAACCGATTCTTCAAACTCTGCTTGGCCGAATTGACGCTGGAATCCATCAGGTTGGCCAGCCACCGTCCGTTCTGACCTTCCGGGAGCTTCTTCTTTCCCGTGCCCCGGCATACCTGGCAGTCGTGGGCCGATAGGGTCGGGCTTCCCGGTATCAGGGTTTTGCCGTGGCCACCGCAGGCGAGGCAGGTCTGACTGAGCCACCACGCCATGACCTGGGGGATGATTTCCCGCGGGATGCCCTTGCGCTCGGCCTTGAGGTAAAGCTGATGGGCGACGGATGGGAGTCCTTTGAGCTTCAGTCTGAGCATCTTGAGCTCGTTGGTGTACCAGGTGTGGGCGAGTGTCTTGGCTCGGGCGTGACCGTCCAAGGGGCCGGGCGGGATCTTCTTGCGCGCCTGGTCGTTCAGTTGGTCGCCCAGTTTGGTGATCAGGTACGGGTCGGGGAGCCTGGGCTTCTCCGAACTCTCCCATTCAGACCGAAGTCGAAGCAGGGCCATGCCCAAATGTGAGTCAGACCAGCCACCGGCTATGAGGATGTCTGCCGGTTTCTTCTTGTCGGGCTCCACGCCAAGATCAGTTGTGCTGCAGGCCGATTCGTAGGCTTCTTCAATGGTCCGGAAATCGTTCATGGGCATCCTTTCGATTTAGAATCTGGTCTGCAATCGGTAGGTGTGAAAAGCCCATGTACTTTGGTCGGTCCGGGGCTTTTCTATTTCAGCCCCTCACAAATGACGCTCGGGTAAATACGCTCTGGTCTTTTGGCTTGGCGTAGCCATCGCCGCCAAATATCTCTTCACAGACAACCTCAACGTGTTCAGAGCTTTGGCTGAGGCGTTCAGACAATTTCTTTCGCGCGGCCTTTTCTGAGTAGGCGTATGCGGTTGTTCTGGCAAACACTTGGTATTTCTTTGCGGCGTCCTTCTTGCCGGCGATGTTCTGCCAGAAGGCATCCGACCCAAAAGGTCGATCAATGATCACGTCCGGCTTGTTCTCCGTCGTGTGTTCCAGCTTTGTAGACAGGACAAAGGCTCTCGATGGTTCCTTGGCGCAATAGTCGATTCGGTACCTGTCGAACTCTGCGATGTCGATGAGATATGGGAGTCGGGTTTTTACGTCATCAATGCTCGCCCCAACCACCAAATACTCAATCTTTGTGATTTCCATGTTCCCCTCCGAAAAGCCGGTAAAGCCAATTCGGTAGAGTTGCCCCGTCACCATTTCTGTCATTTCAGTTTCCTTGGTTGATTGAAAATAACTTCAGCGCATCAGGCCGGCGAAGGGGTTTGAATGCTCCACCCAACTTCGGCCACAGCGGACATGGCTCACTAAGGCTTTGCTCACTCCCAGTTCCTTGGCCCACTCCTTGCCGGTTTTGTCGCTCGACCTGATTTCGCGGGCAATTTCCATGGTGATCTTGCCGAAAGTAGGTCGGTTGACCCTGGCGCCGGCTGCGCGCCGCTTGAGCTGGGTGGCCGGGTTCTTCATGGCCTTGCGGGTGATCTGGGCCTTGGTTACCAATTTGAGGCAACTCAGGCACTTGATGTTGTTGCAGGTCGTGACGAACATCCCTGTAGGGATGGGGCCGTTGTTGGCCTCCCAGGCGATGCGGCGGACTGAAGTGCGGCGTTTCTTGGGATGGCCGTTGCCGTTGGTGTGGCCGGTCCACAAATAGCAGCCGCCGAACTCTTCGCAGTTGTCGATGATCGCCATCAGTTCCAGGGTGTCGGCTATCAGGTCTTTGGTGCGGATGATTGGGGGGTTCATGCGTTCAGTCTTTCCCATGTCCTGTTGATTGCTTTTAGTTCGTCCATCTTTCGCAGCTTCCAGCGCAACCGGGTGCCGTGCCAGCCTTCTGGTCCGGTATGACAGGCGGTACACAACGGCATGGAGGCGAACCACAATCCCTGTTCGGGCTCATGAATTTCAATGCTGTCGTAGGTGTCGCAGACTACGCACGATTCGCGCGCCAGTCGCTCGATGTGGGCGCGTTCAGCCTTGTTTGGCGCATTTCTGCCCGCTGGAATGCCATAACCCGAGAGCGCGCCAAGTCTTCAGCCAGCTTGAGGATTTGTTCCTGTTCTTTTGTTGTCAGCATGTCGCAAACTCCCAAACACTGTTAACCCTTGTCCGTCGTGCTTCAGGCTTTACCCGGTAGACAGCAGGCTTAGTGCCTTTCCACCGTCCTGCGCTTGCTTGCGATACAAACTCAATGCGCCGATGGGTTGCCAAGTTGTTGATGGCTCGTTGCACTTGTAGGACAGTCAGCCCGGTATGCGCTGCCATCTTTTCCCGGCTTGTCTCGCCGCGTTCGATTAGCTCAAAGATCATGTCTTGATATGTCACGCGATCAACTCCATTACTTTTTGAACCAACTCAGCCTGTTTGCCGTATTTCTTTTCAAACCGCGCTTTGTATGGGTGAATGGCTGGAGCTTCCTCGCCGCCCGTCTGGTGATGTGGTGCGCACAGTGGTAATACGCGGGAATGCGCTCCAGGCTTTGTTCTGCCGTCTGTGTGGTGGATAGATACGTAAGTGTTTTTCAGGCCGTCTAGATAGCAGGCAATACAGCCAAAGTCAGCCATGCGGGACCAGAGTGCTTTTTCTGCTTTGGTTGGGTTCATTTTCCGGCCCATGCCCAAACTTTAAAATCGTCCCAATAGGGCGTTTGCGTTGCGCGAATGATTTTGCAAAGTCCCTCTGATTCCAATTGCCGCATTACCATGCCAAAGTAATGCACGCCAACAGGTGGCTTTTTGTCATGCAATAGCCGCCAATCATTCACTTCAAGTCGAATATGTTTTTGCTTGATCGAATCTCCGTGAGATTGAGCAAATACGCAAAATATTTGCTCCCTCATTCTTTTTGAAACTTTCATTGCGTTACCCGATCCATTAATGAGGTTGCAAATCCACAAAGCACACGCCTAGCTCCGTCGCCGCGTATGCCTCAACCTGATCGCAAAACTCGCTGAAGTCGGCTGTGTTCAAGTCCTTGGAACTCATGCCCCTTACAGAGCCGTCTGGAAGCTCGATCACGCCTATGAACTGGCGTTTGAACTGTTCATGCCATGTATCAGCGTCAAACAGCTTGCCGCCCGGTGCTGCCTGCTCTGTGATCTGCGCTAGAACACCGCGCCCCCAATAGCGTTTGTTTTGCTTGTGTGTGCGTTTCTTGAGCGTTGCCGTTAGGGTTAGCGTCTTGCTGTTCTGCAACCAGCGGGCAAGGAATGGGTAAAGCTGTGCCTTGATAACCGCCCATGCTTGCTGTCGGTTGTGTAGTTCTAGGGTTAGGGTTGATTCGCTCATGCCTGACTCCATACAACCGGCTTTTCCCCTTGCCGCTGAACAAGCCAGGATGAAGTGCCTGCAATCTTGGACAAAAGCAGCCACGGCAGTTTTGATCTAGCCGCCTGCTCCATGCACTGTTTTCTGTGCGCTACGGTTATCGCGGTTGTATTTTTCACTTCAACGCTGTACGTCTTGCCGCCCACCAGATCACAGGCCCAAAAGTCCTCTTTGGCCGTTCCGCTGTTCAGTTCGGCCACGGACCAATCCCGAGACTTCAGCAAGTCCTGCGCTTCCTGTTGGCCGCGTCTTCCTTTGTTTCGGCTGGCTGCGCTCATTTGGTTAGCTCCGCAATATCCATTCGCTTCCGCAACCAATCCGGGATTGCTGGTGCGCTCGTGTCGTCACCGTATGCGCTTCCGGCTTGTCCACGCTCATTGCTGTTAGTGCAGGCGTGTCGGTGATCTGTGGCATGTGGGCAGCGTTTGTTCCCGCATATCGCGCATAGGATCATCCGAGTGCATTCAGCGGGCCATGCGTCAGGTTTGTCTCTAAGACGCAAACAAGCACGGCAGTTGCATTTGTCGCTCATTGCTGCTCCAGTGCTTCAGCTTGTAAGCTCAATGAGTGCCGCAATTGCCACTGCTGGAACCTGTCCATTTCCAGAGGCTTTAAGCCTGTCCATCCGATAGGCCAACCCATCAGATATTCGTGGCTCTCCGGGGAAACTTTCCCAAACGCTTGTTTGTAGTTCCGGCAACTCGGCCACTTCTGCATCGATGCCGCACAGTAGTTTCCTTGGGTCGTCGGTGTATGCAAGTAGCCAATATCGTTCCCGAATGTGGTCTGCACCCAAGTCTTCCGCTGATAGGGAAACCGCTCGAGTTTTGTAGCCCATCGCTTCGCATTCGTCTGCGGCTTGATCAATTGCGTCTCTTTGTACGTTTTCGGCAAAGACGTACCGGGGAGCGACATCTGCCACGATTCTGCGCATTTCAGGCCAAAGCGTGTCGGCTGTGTTGTTTCCGGCTGCAGCGGTGCTGTAGGCTTGGCAAGGGAAGCCTCCAGACACAACATCAACGATCCCGCGCCACGGTCTGCCGTCAAAGGTACAAACGTCATCCCAAATCGGGAATGAATCTCTAAGGTGTCGTTCATTTTGTCGCTGGATAAGAACGCATCGGCAGTATTCAGATAGCTCGACAGCGCAGGTATGCCGCCAGCCAAGGAACTGCGTTGCAAGCAATCCACCACCAGCGCCCGCGAAAAGTGCCAACTCATTCATAGTCCTTCCCGTTTCTCCACCACACGCATAACCCCTCGCTCAAGCGGATTTGCCACGGAGTACCGTGTCAAACGCGCTTAGCTCGAACGTTATGCGTGTTCCGCGTGCCAGCAGTCAGCAGGCGCCAGGCTGCGGCGGCAACCTGCGGCACCTGTCCATTGCCAAGAGCTTTCACGCGGGCTTTGTCCAGTGGGGTCGCCACCCCATGAACCACTCTAGCCACGTCGGGTTCGGAACCCCACGCAGCCAGTCCTTCAAGTTGGAGCAGCCGCCTTTCTTCTTCGCTCGCGCCAGCGCGGCCTCTGAGCGTGCGCCCATCGCGTCCATGCAGTTGGGAGTGGGCAGCAATCCAGATTCGTTCTCTCCGATGCTTGGCGCCAAGCTCGGCAGCTCCCAGCACTCCCCATTGCGCATCAAACCCCAGCGCGGCCAGGTCGCCAAGGACAGTTCCAAGTCCTCGAACAGCGAGCATTGGGCTGTTCTCCACAAAGACGAACTCGGGTCCAACCTCGCCAACGATTCGGGCCATTTCTCGCCACATGCCGCTACGCTCTCCGTCCAGGCCTTTGCCTTTGCCGGCTGCGCTGATGTCCTGGCACGGAAACCCGCCAGAAACCACGTCAACAGTGCCGCGCCAAGGTCTTCCGTCAAAGGTGCGAACGTCATCCCAAATTGGGAAAGGCGGGAGTGCGCCTTCATTCTGGCGGGCGGCAAGTAGCCCAGCGGCGAAGGGGTTCCACTCAACGGCACAGACAGTGCGCCACCCGACGAGCTTGCCGCCGAGTATTCCGCCACCAGCGCCTGCGAAAAGAGCCAACTCATTCATTCCCCCTCTCCAGTGCTTGCCTAACGCCAGCCATCAAATCCAGCCAGGGCAGCTCAGCATGGTAGTTGATAAGCGCTTCACGGGCGTAGTCTTCATCCATGGAGCGCATCCATAAAATGTGGTCAATCAGGTCTTTTTTAGACATTGACCCACCAAATCGCCAGTTGTCCACAATGCCCAAATAATCACAGAATCAGGCACATCACCACCAGCTCGGACTAGATCAAGGATTCGGCTGGCTTCAAGTTCTTCGTCGTTCATGTTGTTTCTCATGATTGCAACCTCGTCAACAATGCCCTGGCCTCTGCAATCGCCTTGCGTGCAATCTCCGGGTTTGCCGCTGGTGCCTCCAGTCGGGCAGTGGGTGCCTCTGGCGCACGTTGGCAGATAGAACGGAACTCAAACACGTTTGGAGCCTTCAAGGGCAGGTTTTGCAGTGCGTACTTGATCGCGGACGGGTTGCGCTCATAGCCGGACATTTCATGCGCCCAATCAGCCTTCACATCCGCCATGTTCAATCCCTCCCATCGCCCGGTGAAGTCGCGCCCGTAAGCAAGGGATAGTTTTGTGAAAACAACGTCCATCAGGGTTTGAATGTCATGCATTTGTGATCTCCAAGGGTTTGCTTACGATGTCAAAAAAGGTATTCGGGTTATTCGGGCCGCGTGCTGCGACGGCTGGCGCTATTTGCTCGTACTTCTCGCGCTGTGATCGCTGATAAGCGGTTTCCGACTGGTTGCCGCGTGACGACTTGGCATTTCTGCACCAGTTCCGCCAAGTGGCTGGCCAGTCCAGCTTTACCCCCTTGCTGCCGGGTTGGGCGTGCCAATAGTCTCGAAACTTGTTAGCCTCTTCGGCAGGGTCTTGGATTCCGTTTTGAATCGCGAACTGAAAATCAAAATTCAAATCGTCAGGCAGGCGGGTACCGCGTGCTGTTCTCTCTGTATTCTCTTTCTTCTGTATATGCTTCTGCTTCTGCATGGGCTTATCCGCATCTACATTGATTACTTCTGATGACGATTGCTTATGTTTATTACGCCATCTGGCTTGCGCCTCCCGGTTCTGTTCTCGCCGGTCATCCTCGTTTTTGATGGTCCGGTATTTCACATAATTGACGATTTGCCAACCCCATGCCCGGTGACCATCCAGCAGGACAATGCGCCGTCCTTCACTCTCTGGGCTTCTGGATTCAATGTCAGGCGATTCAAGCTCTTGGATAGCCGCTTTGACCTGTTCAATTGTCAGACCAACCTCTTCAGCTATCGCCTTGGGGTGAACATCAACAATGCCGTACTGGTCGGCATGGGCCAGCAGGTTGGTAAACACCAAAAGACCATTTGAGTTACCTCGAAGTGTGCCTTGGTAGATGCTTTGAAATAATTTTACGTACACAGTAAACCCCGTAAGCATTCATTTATTACAGTAAGCATTATTTTAATTTATCTGCTTTTCAAGTGCAAGCCGATCAGCTTCGCCCTGGCTGTCAAAGTAGCACGGCTCGAACATGTCCACGGTCTTATCGTCAGCCACAACATGCGCACGCTCTATGCGCACTCTTTTTGTGGCTGGAAACATGCGCGTAAAGCACACCGGGCCGTAGGAGTAGCGGCCTACCATGTGTGGCTCTGATTTAAGCTCACGATGGCAGGCTGTGCACCTCATGCTTGGGGTTTCACGCTAGTTGAATGCGTTTATGACTTGTCCGCCCTGGCAAGCGCGGCGTTGTCTGTATATCCATCAGGGTAACGCTTTTTCAATTTGTCCATGTTGGCATTCATGGCATCGTCCAAGGTGTACCCGGTCTGGGTTAATAGCGCAGAAATGTAAAAAAGCAAGTCGCCGCATTCTTCGAGGATGTTTTCACGGTCTAGCGGTTTGCCATAAATCCAAGTTTTTTTAACCGCGTCGATCACTTCGCCAGCTTCCCCGGCGATTCCCATGGAGGCATGAACCATAAGGCCCATTTTGTCATCGGGCTTGATGAATAGGCGATTGACGTGGTTTGTAAATAGATCGTTCACAGTTCCATCTCCTCAGTTTCCGAGAAAAGCGCTTCCTGCTTCATACCGTTGTCAGATGTGAAGCGTTGTCCAGCCAGTTCAAGATTGATCTTGGCCTGTTTGAAATAGCTGTCTTTCAGTTCGATCCCGATGGCTTTGCGGCCCATTGATACCGGGCTGTAAACCTCTGAGCCGACGCCCATGAATGGAGTCAGAACCACCTCGCCCTCGTTGCTGTAAAGCTCGATTAGCCGGTCAATTACGTCAAGCTGAAGCGGGTGGACGTGCTTTTCGTCATCCTCTTCGCGGCTGTCGCGGAATGGCAGCACGTTGTCAATTCGGATGTCATCCCACACGCTGGAGGCGTATCGCTGCCAGATGTAATGAGATAGCTTGTTGCTCTTCGGGTCTTCGTGGTCTTTGTAAGTGTTTTGCAGGTACTCCCAAAGCTCGTCTTCCGTGAATTGGGATTCGTTGGCGTTGTTAAAGGCCCGCAATATGTTTGGCAGGATTGGGGTGTCTCCAAAATACCGCTTCAGGCCGTTCGGATGGGTCACAGGCACCGCGTTGTCGCCTTTCTTAGTCATCACCAGCACATAGTCAGGCATGGCAGTGAAACACTGCGTAGAGTCCTCTACGATCAATTTGTGCATGAGGCTTTTAACCATCGTCCGCATACGAACCTTCAAAGGCTCTTTCCATATCGTGATGCGATTGCGGTACTGAAAACCATACTTTTCATGCAGCCGGATGATTTCGTGCGGAAAGTCCCAAAGGCGGCATGAGTTGTCGAAAACGTCGGTGCAATGCACCGCCGTAACCCGCCCAGGCTTTGTTACCCGTGCAATCTGAGCTATCAGGTACTCGTACTGATCAAGGAATTGCTCTTTATTCTCGCAATTGGAAAAATCCCGCTCGCTTGAGCTGTAGTTGTAGAGGCCCGCGAATGGCGGGGAGTACACCGACAAGTCAACCGAGTTGTCAGGCAGGGTCGGCATAACCTCCATGCAATCAGAGTTATAGATCGCGTATTGAGGCGTGATGATTTGGTCTTTGGTGTTCATTAGATAAACGCTGGCAGGCGCACCGATTGGTTAAATTCTTTGACTGAAAAACTGAAATCACGGTTAGCTGCGGCCACCAGATTTCCATAAAGCTCAATTGCTTTTTGTGTCTTTTGCTCAAGGGCTTCGATCACTCGCTCTTGGCCCTCTGAAATCACCATGTCGCAGGTAACTTCTGACTTTTGGCCGAACCTCCAGAATCTGCGGATTGCCTGGTAATACTGCTCATAGCTCCATGTCGGGAAAAAAACGGTGTGTTTGCAGTGCTGCCAATTCAGGCCCATCGAGGTCATGCGAGCTTTGGTAATCAGTCGCTTGATTTCACCGCGTGCGAAAGAGACAAGAATTTCCTCTTTCTTGTCAATCGACATGCCGCCGATGATTTCCACCGCGTCATCGTCAAGTGACGCCAGAAGCTCGCTCTCTTCATTTAGGTTGCACCAGTACACCGAGGTTTTGCCAGATGCCAGATCCACCGCCTTCTCGCAGCGCTCGGTTACTGTTAGCTTTTGCTCTTCACGAACTTCGGTCATGGTGGCCGCTGGCATGGCAAACAGGTTGTCCTGCCCATCAATGCGCCATGTGTGGCTGTTGTGCACCATATGCTTCTTGACATGCAGCGCTGGCAGGTCATAACCGACATCGGGGAAGCCCAGGTCTGACGGTTTCTTGACCATCACAGACCACTGGTTAACCCATGCAAAAAAGTCACGTTCAGCGTGAGGCTTCAAATAGAACTTCTCGCCGATGTTCCGGTTATTGCTGTCTACGCTGTTCTGGTTGCTTTTGAAAAACTTGGTGAGCATGTCCATGTAGCCCATGTACCCCAATGCCTCAGAACTGTTACCGAGTTCAATAAAGTCGTTTGGGGATGGCGTCGCCGTGCTCAGAAACCTATACGGTACTTGCTTGATAAACGCGACGATCTGGTCGCGTGTCTTGCCAGCAAAGTTCTTGAGAATGCTGGATTCATCCAACATCACACACACAAAGTCGGCTGGATTGAGCAAGTGCAACCGCTCGTAATTGCAGACCGTGATTTTTTTGGTCAGAGTGCCATCCTTGCTGTGCGCGATGTCATCAACGCCGATGCGGGTAGCTTCGTCAATGAACTGGAAAGCCACCGCCAAAGGTGTCAAGATCAATACCCGCTTGTTTGTGTGCCGGATGATGTTTTCGGCAATGGCGACTTGCATCAAAGTCTTACCTAATCCGGTATCCGCAAACATCCCGATACGGCCTTTGCGCACCGCCTTTTCAATAATATGTTCTTGAAAGTCAAACGCAGATTCAGGCATCCATACCGGGTTAAACCCGTAGTCGCCAGTACTGTGCGTTTTGCGTCGCAAAAACTCTTGATATAAAATCTGTTCACTCATTACTAAGTCCTTTTTAGTGGTGATAGAAAGCCCGCTCAGGTCGCACTGATGCGGGTTTTTGCTTTTGGCGAAGTGCCAAAATTCTTTGAACGCGCCAACTTCGCTTCACGCTTCGCCGCCACTTGCCGTTCGTGCGCTGCCTGAGCTGCCTTTGATCTTGTTGGCCGTGTGCCGCGCTTTGCTTTGCGATCCGCTGCCCGTTCTTCGTCTGAGCGCAGAGCGTTCTTTGCTTTTTGTTCGGCAGTCAGGTATGCGCGTTCGTAGTGCTTTGCTGCTGCTGGCCGTGTATCGGGCCATTCAGCGACTTGGGAAGCGTTGTAGCCAGCCGGTACGCCGGTTAGAACTTCAATGTCGTCGCGGAAGCTCATGCTGCAAGCCTCATTTCTTGAGGCTCCGACTTGACTGGTGGAAGTGGCTCTAACCAATCTTGAGCGAAGTCGGCAGCGATCCCGACAGCACCGTATTCCGTCACCAACTGGCAGTCTTGAGCGGTACAGCGCCAGATGCGCCCGTACTTTGAATGATCACCCTGCAATGAAGCCACCTTGACGGTTTTCCCGATGTTGAGGCCGTCAACACCGCCGATTACCTTGCAAACGACGCCTGCTGAAATTCTCATGCCGCCCTCAAATGCCGCGTGGTTGTGATCGACTCCATGCGCTATTTCTCCATTGCCTTGTATGTGCGCTCAATCCAGCGTTCAAACCATGCGCGGCCCTTGCTGTTCATGATCGCCCGAAACATGGGCCAATAACCGTGCGCAAGTCTGATTGCGCCCACCGATGAGATTTTGTTAGGTTGTGCCATAAGTGCACTGTACTACAAAAAACAACGATGTGCAAATATTTTTAAGACTAGGGAAAACACCTACAAAAATACTTGCGTGTAGTACGGAAAAGGCGCATAATTACTCACATGCCGAATCAACGGCAAACAGGAGTAGCAAATGTTTCAAGTGATCAACAGCAAGACGGGCAAAGCAATCAAGAACGCATTGACGACAAAGCCAATGATGTTTGAGACGCAGGAACATGCTCAAAAGTTTGCCGATTCCATGCACCGCAATTCGGTACTTTGCGCAACTGCATGGAACAGCGTTCGCCGCACTGTTTACAGCGTGTCTCAGGTGGCCGCATGAACACCACCACACAAGGCTACAGCGCAGACGTAGCACGCGGCCTAGCTCACCCTGATTCAGTCGAAGCTCGCCGCGCCCGTATCGCATCAGCAAAGGTTGCAAACGTCAACCGTCAAACCGACATCAACCGGGCCTGCATCACGATTCGCAATCTTTGCAGGACAGAGCGGGACGCGATCGACGTACTTCACGCGCTGGCTGGCGGACTGAATGCCGCGATCTTCAAAAGCAGCGACAACGTTGAGATTGTTGAAAAGCTTGACGTGCTGGCCGACGAGATTGAATTTCGGGGTGAATCATGAGCCATACGCCTGCACCTTGGACACAAGACGAGTATGGAAGCGTGAAAACACCATCTGGGCAGACCTTGCTTGTTGAAGGTGTTGCGCTTTCCGGAGCGTCTACAGAAGAAACCCGCGCGAATACCCGCCTGATAGCCGCCGCACCTGATCTGCTTTCCAGTGTCAAAGACTTGCTATTTATCGGCAACTTAGTTGATGAAGAACGCCAGAACGTAATTACTGGGGCAGTTGCCGCCATCAAGAAAGCAGAGGGCCAATCATGAGCCCCTACATGCTTGAAAACCTCTACGAGCGCTTAGGTTCTCCACGCTGGTTTTGGCCATGCGTCGGCTGCGTGATGTTGGTACTTTTTTGTTTAGGAGGGATGGAGCAATGAACCGATCAATTGACAGGTGGAGTATTTGTTCGCCAGCCGCAATGGTCAATCAGTCAAAGACAGCTACTCAATACGCTTTTGAAGATGCGCGACATGACATTTTGGAACTGCATGAACAAAACAAACGCCTCCGGGCAATGTTGTGTATGGCGGCATATCCAAAGCGCGGAACTGAAGAGGAAGCGCTAAGCATTACCGATTTTGCAACGTTGGTACAGAGTGTTTACACATTAGATCAACTGGAGGTAGCATGAACTTTCTTATGTGGATTTTTGCAGGCGTAGTTGCTTGCTTGGTTGCGCAGTGGTTCTGCCGAACATTTATGGAAATCTTCAGCGAACCTGATCCTTACGAGAGAGCGGAACGGGACGCAGAGGAACTTTTGCGGAGGGCTAACAAATGAACACCGTTCCATTGAATGTCCTGATTGACGCTGTAGCGGCATTGGACATGCTCCGCAAAGTCGCAGACGAACATTTGACAACCGATCAATACATGCAAGCGTTGCGGGCCGGTTCAATACTTCGCGTCTATGTGAACAATATCTCCGAACAAGTCAAAGTGGAGGTGCCAGCGTGACAACACTATCCGACTTCATGAGCCTGTACCGCATGTACAGAAAGCACCACAGCCAGGCCTATGCCTTTAAGCGGGCATGGGAAATCGGGTTCAAGAAACTTCCGTTTTAAGGTAAGCCAGCACCTGTAACGCTGGCATTTTTTAGCAGAGGATTTAGCATGATTATTTCTGACAATGGCGGGACTTCTTTCGAGCAGCCGCCCACTGGTTCGCACGCCGCCCGGTGTATCTCAATCATTGATCTTGGAACTCAGCGCAGCACCTACGAAGGCGAAGTGCAGATCAAGCATCAGGTCATTGTCCGTTGGGAGCTTTCCAATGAACTGATGACAACTGGCGACTTTGCAGGAAAGCCGTTCACCGTGTCCAAGTTCTACACGGCAAGCCTTCATGAAAAGGCAGGGCTTCGCAAGGATTTGGCATCCTGGCGCGGGCGTGACTTCACGGCGGAAGAACTCAAGGGGTTCGACATGAAGTCGATTCTTGGCAAACCCTGCATGTTGTCTGTCGGCCTGTCGGAAAAGGGCAAGGCAAAGGTCACATCCGTCATGGGCCTGCCAAAGGGGATGACGGTCCCGGCGCAAGTCAACGCAAGTTTTAACTTCAGCCTGTCGCCAGAGCAGTTTTCTGAACCGGCCTATGAAACCCTGTCAAAAGGGTTCAAGGAAATGGTGCAGGCATCGCCAGAGTATCAGGCTATCCAGCGCCGCAAGTCATCGCCTGACAAGCAAGACGAACCTGTTGCCGCTGGTTCCGGCTTTGATGACATGGACGACGACATCCCATTTTGATCACGGGGCTTCGGCCCCTATAAAACACTATGACATTACCAGCACTCTACCAACTGACAGGCGAATACACCGCCCTGATGCACAAGCTCGATAGCCTCGACTTGGACGCGCAGACTATTTCCGACACCATCGAGGCCAGCGGCCTGACTGATGCAATCGAAGTGAAAGCGCAAGGCGTTGAAATGGTGGCGCGCGCCGCCGTTCAATACGTGCCCATGATCGAGATGGAAATCGAGCGATTGAAAGCACTCAAGGCGCAGCGCGAAGCCGTTGCACAGGGCTTGCGTGACTATCTCAAGCGCAACATGGAAGCGGCAGAGATTGACAAAATTTCCTGCCCATATTTCACAATCACGATAGCGAAGAATCCGCCCGCCGTGGACATCTTCGATCCGCTCAGTCTGCCAGCCAAATTCATGGTTGTGCCGGAACCAAAGCCAGCCGCACCGGACAAGGCTGCAATCAAGAAAGCGATTGCAGCGGGTGAAGAAGTTCCAGGCGCGAAGCTGACGCAAGGCACACGGCTGAAGATTGCTTGATCATGACCACACCGCAAGAAGCCAGAGAGCTTGCCGAGCATTACGCGGATACAACGCTCGTAAAACCAGCACTTCGCAGTCTTGCGTCTCAGGTAGAGGCGCTGACAGCCCAACTGGATAGCTACGCAATGGCGCTCAACGAAACCAAGGCCGAGCGGGACAACCTCATAAACCTGCTGGAAAACTCATGGCAGGGCTGGTTCCCTGCGGTTCACGACGGTGCCGGGTTTGATCGCCATGAGTTCGTATTTAAATCCAGCGAACGCGATTTGCGCATAGCAATTAAAGGGACAGCCAATGATTAACCCAAAGTCGTGGAATGAGAATAAGCGCACCGAAGAACTGCCGCCAATTTATGCCACAGCAAGCGAATTGAAGCGGGAAGTTGCAGAACTCCGCGCCGCGCTTGCCAAGTCTCAGCCTGTTGAGCGAGGAGCGCCAGTAGCGTGGGTGCGCTGCCATCCTGACGGCACGTTGACAGACGAGTTAATGCCTAACTCAATCATTGAGGTGGTGCGCAAATACTCAGGCGCGTGGGTTCCTTTGTTCGCCCGCCCAGTATGCCCGATGAGCGATGAGCCCGTACTTGGCACAAAGACATGGCTAGAAGGCGGCGTTGTTATGACGCAGAACCTGACAGCCAGCGACATTTACAAGCCAGCGCCGATGACGGAGGACGAATTCATAACTGCCATTGAAGCCAGCGGCATTGAAGTTGACAACGTAGACGCGGCATTTGCCATCAAGAGGATTGTTGAGATATTCCACGGCATCAAAGTAGCGACAGAATGAAACAAGAACGTGGAATGATGGATTGCACAGTCGGCGTGCTGACTGTGCTTATCTACGCCGCCGCCTTTTTCCTTGTGGCTGCATTGTTCGCAATCATCTACTTCGGCTCAATGGTTATTTTTGGATAAGGAGCGACAGAATGACCCAAAAAGAATACACCGGCCCAAAGCGCATGGTGACTATCGGCTACGAATCACACGATGGCGCAGAGTGGATCAGCAAAACGCTTGTCGCGCCGGAGGTGGAGGCACCGAAAACAAATGAAAACGTTTGGTTTCTAGGTTCCGGGAAAGAGCAGGAGATTCTTTGGAATAACGCTTGTCATCAACACTTGTTATCTGAAGGCCGCGTTTTCCTTATCCGCGAAGACGCTAAGGCCATGAGTGACTGGCTTTCGGTGTGTCGGAAAGGCGGGCAATCGTGATCGAATTTATCAAGCGCCTGTTCTGCCGCCACTACAAGGTTGAGTTCGTCAGCAACGTCTATGGCGACCAGATCAACTACTTCAACTGCCGCTCATTCTGGAAATGCGTCAAGTGCGGCGAGTATGTGAAGAGCCAGCAACTGCATATTTCTGGAGAGCAGGAATGACCAAAGAAGAACACGCGAAGGTGCTGGCTGCGCTGGAAGCAATCACAAAGCACTTCAGCATTTCACGCCTGCACGAAAGTACGCTGGCCGATACGACAGTACGCGGGCAGGCTCACGAAGCCATCGCCATCATGCGCAAAGAGCCGCAGGGATGGATGCCGATTGAGACAGCGCCAAAGACCTCAAAAGCAATCCTTGTCTATTGTGCAGAGAGGAAAAACACGTTCACGGTGACATGGGCGCGTGACGAAGAATATCCGTGGTCCGGCAAATGGAAGCACTTTGTCGGAGATTTCCTTAATGACACGCCGACCCACTGGATGCCACTACCGCCGCCGCCTGCACTACTGGAGAAAGCACGATGACAGACCGCGAATTACTTGAGGCTGCGGCTAAGGCTGCGGGGATTGAATACGACCCCAAGCACTCAAAGCCGCACCCGATCAGCGGAGCTTTCTGGGGCTTGTGGCTTGTCTACCACGATGAGCCGACACAGTACGCCCGCCGCTATTTCAACCCACTCACAGACGACGGCGATGCGCTGCGGCTGGCTGTGAAGTTGCGGCTGGACATTGACAATGGAAGCCCGTCCGATGGAAACAGGTACGTCTGCGCATACCGCTGTGGAATTGCAATGGTGCGCGATCCGGTATCC